CCCTTGCCCACGGGCACCAGCTCCAAGCCAGAACAAGCCATTGTCCATCTTGGCCACCGAGTAGGTTGCAGCGCATCCAATCTCATTGAATGCACCTTGCACCCGCGCTAATGGAAAATCAGACAAGCCAGCGTCGTACCAAACCTCTACAGAGTTTGAACCAAACAACCAAACTTCTCGGTGATCTATGATCATAGACACCAAGCCGTCAGGAGAGCCCTCCGCGCTTGCAAAGTCCAATGGATCAACGGCGGTGCCATCCAGCAGGCTAGTGACCCACACAAGCTGTGAGTTTGGTTGAGTGAATACAAAGTACCCATCCAAGTAGCCAACGCTGACAGGGCCCGGAAAATCAGGGTCAGTGATCTGTGAAAAGACGTTTGTGGTAGCGTTGTAAATGTAGCTCGGCCCATTGCAGGCGATGAAGAGCTGCGTCCCATTGTCAGCCATGCTCACAGGGCCCGAGCCCGATACAGAGCCAATCAGCGTAGGCACATAGGCTGCATTGATCTTGTACAACTGTGTGCCAGAGACTGCATACAGACTGCCACCATAAGACCACAAGCCACGAATAGGGCCAGTACCAACAGAAGCCAATGTTCGCATGCCTGGAGCACGTTGCAAGAAACCAGCTTCCTTACCACCTTCAGGGATAACTTCTGGGTACAGATTGACCATGCGGTTGTCTGCCGCATTGACCGATCTTGCTACGTAGGCGCTACCCAGAATTGGCGTTTTCACTTAGTAGTTACCCGCATAGACGTTGAACCTTTGCCTCGTCGCCACCAGCGCATAAGGCAGGCTCATGATGTCTTCAGGGTTGTTGATCCGTTTCAGATTGCGCTTTGAAGTCATGGCAATCCGCGCCACAGTGGGCGAAGGCTCAACACCGAATTCAGGCGCAAACTCACACGCCAAGTTGTACCTGAACGCTCTCAAGTATCCAGGCGGCAAATAGAGTTGCGTGGCCAAAGTAACGGGCTGAGTAATCTCATCCACAGAGACAAAGTGCCATTCCAAATCCCGTGTGGGCTTCGGATAGATCGTCATCTGGATGTTTGGATACTCCATGTTTATCCACATCACTTGTGGATAAGTTGAGGTCACCGTCTTCACAGCAATACCGTTGTACTGCTGCTGGTTGATCATTTTGATGCCGAACGACACGTTTGTCGTTGGATCGCGGAAATAAGTAGAGTCCTCAAGCAACACAGGGCGGTTGCCAACAAAGTCACCTGTTGGGCCAAGTGATCTAGAGATCTGATCCGCAGGCCAAGTGAATATTTGATCTTGGGTGTTGTAGATCATCAGCTTCTCAGTGTTCCACGAATCAATCATCTGATTCATGGCGAGAAGTGCGTCTTGAGAAGTCTCAGCAGAGGGTACTTCGCCTTCTGCGATTTGGCCAATCAGCCGGAGAGCACCATCAATAATATCGCCAGCCGTTGCCATTCATCACTCTCCTTGCGCGATTACTCGCGGTGGTCTGCCTCGTCGCTTAACTTCCAGTTCATTCACAGGAGCCGCAACTTCAGACAAAGAAGGCGTGTCGTCAGTATAACGCACCCATCCATTTTGTTCATCTTGTTCAGCCTCAAGATCCAAACTTGCTATCTTGTTGCCGTGGATTGGATGTCTGAGAAAGATCATTGTCATCCTTAAAAACCCCACACCGTTTCCAGCGTGGGGCCTACTACATTAACCGCGGTACAGAGTCCAGCTACCTTCGCCAGTTTTGCGGGCAATGAAGCGAACGGCGGAGTTAACTGCAACGGTCAAAGCGCCAACAATAGTCCATCCGGTGTTGGTAGCAATAGTCACAGCACCAGCACCAGTACCGGTGTTGAGGACAATTATTTCAAAAGCCGAATCAACTTTAGCATTACCGACAATTGCTTCAACAGCAGCAACGGTGGGAATGGTGTAAGTTGCTGCGGTGGTTACGTTACCGCCAACAATCAAGCCGCTTGTGAACTGAGCCGCCGTCAAAGCTGCGGTAGCAGTCACTGTGGCTGGTACTAGGGCAAACATTTGAATTTCATTGACGTTGCCATCGCCAACTTGATAACCACCACCAACTGTAGGGAGAGCCATGATTTTTTCCTTAAAAAAGTTACATAAAGGGGCCGAAGCCCCTTAGACAAGTTAGCCCCAGAGACGGCAGGCCATTTGTGGGCGAATGACCTTGTAGCCGTACAGAACGTCAATACGGCAAGGCATACGGTCATTGTTGATGTCGTACTGACGAACNATACGCATCGAGATGCCGTTGTGAACTTGACGCGAAGCCATGTCCACACCTTGGGGCAACAGCAAGTCAGCCGTTGCGAAGGTGATCGCATCCTTGTGATACACCAAGTTCTGAGCGTACTGGGTAGCAGAACCACCCAGGAAGGTCAGGGCTGCGCTGGACTGTGGGAACGAGTTCACGGTAGCCAGAGCATGTGCCGAGGTGTAGATCGCAGGAGAAACGCTCAGGGTTGCAGTGGTACCAGCAGACACAGACACGTCAGCAGTCACGGTGAACTGTTGCAGCGAACCGGTTGATTGACGGGTCTGTGGGTTAACAGCAAACACGCCAGCGATGGTGAACACGTCACCGACCTTGAAGGTAGGCGAACCGCTGGTGAAGCTGATGGCCAAAGAGGTGGTGCCTTGGGCAGAAACCGTGGTAGCCACGATAGGAGCCGTAGGAGTCACGCCAGTGGTGTGGTTCACAATTGACTGAGACATGTTGACTTCGTCAAAGCCCAACACGCCGGTGCCCATCATGCCGTTCTTGAACTGCTTGCTGATGGTGTCGGTAGGATTGAACAAACCCTTCATGCCTTCAACCAAACCAGCGTTTGCGGCTGGGTTGACGGTGGCATAACGAGGGCTCATACCAGCAGCGTTTTCGTTCAGTTTTTGCTGGGCTTGCAGCAGAACCAAAGAGGTAGCAGGCGTGGTGCCAGGAGTGCCAACGGAGGAATAGATTTCCTTGTAAGCATTGGCAACGTCAGCATCAATCGAGGCAGCCAGTTGGCTAACGCGAGGCTTGAGAACACGTTCTGCAAAGTCATCCAATTGCATGGTGAGTTCGGCAGAGGTGAAGTTCACGCCAATGTGCTTTTGCGAAGCAACAGTCAAGGTCGTGGATTGCTCGTTGTCGTCCTGAACTTGCAGGGCGGCACCGTCCGTCACCAAAGCGCGGTCAGGCAGGCGGATACGCAGGGTAGAACCGATCTTGGCACCTTCAACAGCAAAGCTGTCGTCGTACTGACGGTTGACGTTACGGGTAAGAACCAGATTGTTCTCCAGGATTTGGAGAGCCTTCCGGGTGATCATGTCAATGGTTAAGATTGAATTTGCCACGGCAAATGTTCCTTTAAAAAGAAGTTAAATCAATTACGTTGTGCTTCCAACCTTTTCCGTTCACGCCTATTTTCAGCTTCAATCCACTGGCTGGCCGTCATAGTTTTAGTAGAACGGGGATCAGTAGTGTCGTAAGCAGGACTACCCGTTGTGCGGGCAGTAACAGGCGTAATCGGAGTCGGTGCGCTTGAAGTTTTCTTGACAGGAGGATTATCAGCCAACTTGGCTTCAATCTTCCCAATTTCCTTGGCTTGCACATAAGGCGTAAGTTTGGAAATACGTTCAGCTTCCTTTGGATTGGTTCCCAAGAAGTAAGCTACTTCAGGGCCAATGTCAGAGGATTGAATTGCTTCAGCCATCACGTTGGTGATTGGAAGATTCGGGTTGTATGCGACTTGTTCAAAGTCATCATACTTAGACCGAACCTCTTCTTCACGGTCGTGATAAGCACTTAGCACTTCTTGCTGTTGCCGCTTTGCGTCCCGGTCACGAAGCAGCTCTTCAGCTTTACGCAATGCCAATGCTTCGGCATACGCATCAACTGATTCAAACTGATCCGCTGAAGGAAGGTCAGCAGGCACTCGCGGAGCTTGAGCCTGGGCTACACGCTGCGCTTGTTCTCTTTCCCACTTGCGTTGCTCACGAGCAAGCCTCTTGCCAATGGCCGCATCAAGCTCTTCTTGGGTGAAGGTCTTGCTGGCTTCCGCTGGCTTTTCTTCCGGCTGAATAACTTCAGTTTCTGGGGCTGCCGTAGCTTCCAGTTCTGGCGCGGGCACTTCCGCTGAGATTTGAACTTCTTCGGTCATTTGTGAATCCTTAGATTCCCTGGTGAATCGCACCAGTACGGGGTTAGTTTACTACTTATTTGGTAGAAGCTGGATTGGTGCAAATCATGCTGTTGTGGAGTCAGTAATAAGACCCATGTTTGCTAGTGCGGTAAGCAAACTTGCAAGAGCAGCATTACCACCTCGAGAACCTGTGATCGTTTGTTTAGATGTTCCGGCAGATCCAAAGAATCCGAATGCTCCATCCCTAAATGTCATATAGGTTGTAGCAGAACCGCCTATCTGATTAATGGTTGCTTGCGTCGAGCTGGATGGTGTTAGCGCACATTCAAACCCACCAGCAGCACGTTGCTTGACACTAAGCCCAGTGTTGAACTGGGCTCTGATCGCTGGGAATGTCATATAAGGAGCAGTACCAGCGCCAACTATCCAAGCAGAATCAAACGATGGGCTACCACTCGCTGTAGTTGCATAGCTGTAAAGTAGCCTATCATTTGCCTCGTCAAACGTGATATTGAATCGGTTGCCGGCAGGGTCTGCGTTCAGTGTAGAGCGCTGGAAAAGCAGGTCGCACGAGCCGCCGTTTGTGCCCGGTTGCGCCATTAAAAAGTGACTGTCGTTTGTTACTTTTATGGTGCGACTAAATGTGGTTGCGGTGCCGGGACTACCATCCTGAAAGAACACAACTACGTTGCCAGTCTTTGAATGAACAATATTGGTCTTGCTGGCGGATGCCGCCTGATACCGAAGTGGCCCAGCAAAAGCGTTTGAGCAATCGTAAGAAACACCGCCAACAATCAATGTCACTCCGCTGCCCGACGTAAAACAATCAAGAAACGGGTCAGGAGATGCAGACAGTGCATAGGTGCCCGATGGTATGTAATAGCGGTTGGTGATGGCCCTAGCTTTAGCAAACGCGGCGTCATTTACCGCGGTCGACCCACCTGAAACAGCACCCTGATCAACTACGCTTACACTCTCCCGCAACTTACTTTGCACAGTCGTAACTACCGCTCCCGTACCGGCAGGCGTGTAGGCGGCAGCAGCCCCCAGGCTGGCTGCACTGACCTTAACGGTAGCCCCAGACTGCACCACAGGCACAAGCTCGGTGCCTGCAAGCGGCAATACGGCCGACGTAAGTTGTGAGATTTTCTTGTCAGCCATGTTTGTTCCAATTATTCAACAGGAAACCAATTAGGGTTATATGGCTCAACTGTGTAACCAGTCACGCCCAAAAGTAGGTTATCGTCAGGCTTCAGAAAAACCCATTTGCCGACAACTGTCTCCTGCGCCACTGCCCACGCTGTTGTGTAGCCCGCGATTTCGTTTTTCACTCCGCTGGCGGCATTGGTGCCAAAAATTGGAAAGTTCCGCAAAGAGGCATCAATTTGCACAGCCTCTTCAATCGTCAGGGCGGCTTTATCTACCACTTGAGCCGTAGTGACGTTTAGCAAATCTGGCGAACTCACTGCTTTGATCATGTTCGCGTAAACAACTTCAAGAGCATCTTTTGCAACTGCTTCAGTTGTAAACACTAGATAGTTCATGATTATGCGGTTGGTGGAAGGGATTTATAAGGGTGACCAACTGGAAGGTTTGCCTGCAACTTCCATTTCCATGCGAGGTAGCCTTCAATTCGTTGGCGCTGGTTAACAGTTGCAACGCTTGGCAGCATAACTAATTCGGAAATTGTTCCTTTATACGGGGAAAAATATGCTCCAAGTCTTATTCCTGAATTTATTGACCCAGAAATAACTCCCGTCTGAGCAAATGTTTTTTGGTCGCCACCATTGATTAATGATGTATTACCAACACCAGAAAAAATATAAGGCGTATTAGAAACAACCGTGTGGGTGTTTGATCCTAATGTTCCGTTTGAAGAATTGCCTATTTCCCATCTAATTTGATTTGGCGCAGCCGAGAAAATATCAATAAAATTTGGGCTAAATATAAAATCAAAAGAACCACCGTTCCCAGTAGTTGCTGTGTTGTTTTGCACTGCAAAAACGGACGCCGAATTAGAAAAAGAAACATTTGTTGTTGCGGTCAGAATTGCATCATCAACCCCGTCAAATGATAAAGCGGGTTTACCGTTGATTAGCGCCGCGCCATAAGCTGGCTGACTTGTTGCTGTCCCCTGCAAAACATCTCGCCCATTGCCAGATTTATCATTCCACTGACTGACTGTAGAGCCATTCAGAGTGATTGTGCTGGTGTCTTCTGCGTCTAACCAAAGCGCTATTGGGGACCCGATATCGCTGGGACGCCAAAGTTTAGGGCCGCCGAATAGCGTGCCGTCCCAGCGATAAGGGTGGTCATACGGTAATTCAGTCACGAATTCCATCGGCATATTAGAACCCGCCCCATTTCCAGGCTAAATAGCCTTCTATCTTCTGTTTGATGTCAGTAGTGGGAATGAAACCCAAGGAAATAATTTCGCCAAGTTTCCCGCGCCAACTTCTCAACGCAACGGCTCTATCGTTACCAATCCAAACAGCAGATCTGTTTGCTGCTTGTGCAAAGTCATTTGAGAATATGAATGGGCTGCTGATGTTCGGCAAAG